CTTTTTCATCTTCTTTTTTCTCATCATCTGTGTTAGGAGCCACTTCTGATTCAGATTTAGTAGATGCTTTTTCTGCTTCTGCTTTTGCCTTTTCTTCTTCTTCTCTTTTTTTCTTTTCTTCTTCAGTTTCTTCAGTCTTTAATGCTTGACCATTGAATGGACTGATTTCTTCTTTCTTAAGAATACCTTTAGCGATGTCGTGTGCTTTTTTGATTGTTTCTTTTTCAAGAGGTGGTTCATCACCTGTAATTTCTTTAGCTTTTGCCATGCCGATAGCATAAGCACTTCCCTCTTTATCTTGTTCAGATAATAGAGATTTAGCTTTATTCGCTTCAGCTAACAGCTTTGCGATAGTTTCTTCGATTTTCATTTATATTCTCCTAATTTAAATATATAAAGAATGGTTTTCCATTCATATTTAGTTATTTTATTTTCTTAAGAAAGTTTGCAAACTGAATTGCTTGAGCTTCAGCAAGGGCTATTCTATTTGTACTTGCTATCTCTTTTCTTACTTGCTCTATGTCTTTCTCAAGGAATTTACCATCAACGAACACCCACTCTTTTCCTTCCATAACACCACGCACAAATGCATCTGGTGCTGATGGATCAGCGACTATATCACCAGCTGTAGCTAGCATAAAGTCACCTTGTACTAATTGAGTTCCGTCATTCTTTGCTCTTAACGATCCCATCCCTCTAGATGAAACACCTAAATTAGCACCCTCGTCAATTAAACTCTTAACGATTTTACCATATGGTGTATCCATTATTTTTGCTTTTCCGACATAATTATTGCCTTCAAGCTTCAATTCTTTTATCATGTGCGATACTCTATCTAAATTGATAGTAGGAGAATCAGGATGTCCTAATTCACCATATGCACGATTCTTTTCGATATTTTCTTTTGTATATCTTTCAACTTCTTTTTTCATTATTTCCATAGGATATATTCTTCCATTGCGATTTTTAATTTCGCCTTGTAAAAATACTCCTTCAATAAAATAATTTTTTGTTGTTTCTCCTTTTGGAGTTTCAACTAAATATTTTACTGATTCTGTAAATTCTCTTATAAGCTTCATTTAATTAACTACCTCTAGCAGTTGTATCATCATAAGAACCAAATTGTGCTGTTTCTATTTTGCTTTCAAATCCTGAATTCTTACGCAATACTATATAAACATATATTTCGCCATTCATAGAAACTGTAAGATCAGAAGTGTTTTCTACACCATCTACAAATCCTGAAAATATAAATTGATCTGCATCTGAACCTGTTGCACCAAATATTTTTACACTATTTCTTGCAATATGGAAATGACTGCTTGCTTGTCCAGCCCAATGTATTTCGACTATATTTACTTTTACTGTGCCTTCAATAACTTCAGTGGAAAGTAAAGCATCTACATCTAAATCAAAAGTTGATGTTTGATTACTTCCTGTGTCATTTGCAAATTTAACAACAACTTCGTGTTTTGCTTTCTTTAAAATAGTTTTAGTGACAGCCATTTATTCTTACTCCTAATTATTTTCTAAGTTATTTTCTATTTTATCTTTAAATACTACATTAGCAACTTCTTGCTTTAAACTATCTAATCTTGCTGATACTTTTTCAGCCATTACTGTTGAAAATGATGCATTAATTGCATCAGCATTTCCTATTTCAATATTATCAATTAAGTCTTTAATTTTATTTTTCATATCCATAAATTATTCCTTTTTTGGTTCATCAGTAATAGGTGTTTCAAGATCAATTTCATCTTGTTCTGCATCTATTGCTTCATCATCTGTTTCAGCAGTTTGAGCTACTTTTAAATCTTGTATTTTATCTTGCTCGTTTGCTACTTCTTTATCAATTTTCGAAATATCATCTTCAGTTTGTCTTAATATGTTCTTACGAACCCAACTGATACTATAATATTTTCCAATATACTGCTCTATAGAATTTAACATATTAATTCTTTGAGCTAATATTTCGTTTTCTTTCAATTCAGTAAAGAAATTATCTCTTAAAAAATCAAAGCGAATATCTTGACTAAATTGTTCCCACTCTTGATCTTTTATAATTCCTTTTAGAATTAATTGCACTCTTAAAATACTGTAAAATATAGTGCTAAATTTACGTCTTAATCTATCAATAAATTTTTGGAAGTTTAATTCATCACGACTTATTTCACTCGCTCTTCCTAAATTAAATCCTGTTTCACTTAACAATCTTGTGACAGGAACATTTAAAGATTGATATAATTTTTTTTGAAAATATTGTACATCAGCTATCTCGCCTAAATTTTGTCCACCTTGGAGTGTAGTAATTTCAGTTCCTCTACCACCCTCTCTTCTTGGCATCCAAAAGTCTTCAAGCATTGACATGTGTTTACGATCATCTCGTACTTCACCTGTTGATGCATCATATACAACTTTATTTCTAAACTTATTCATGATGTCGTTTACATACTGCTCTGCTTTTAACTTAGGCAGATTACCAACATCAATATAAAATATTCTTCGTTCAGGTGCTCTTGATATACGATAGATTACTATACTATCTTCTACCATTTTCAACTGGTTCACTGGTTTTATCGCTTTATGTAAATGCGATAATATCATACCAGAATTTAAATCAGTTAATCCTGATGGAGCAAATACAACTGAATCTAAAGATAGTTTAATACCTGTTGCTAAACTATCAGTAATTCCTTTGTCATTGTAAATGTAGTATTCTTCTATATCTTTTACTACGTCAACACCCTTATCATTCTTTTCTTTTTTATAATTTTTAATCTTACGTATCTTACGTGGGTCTATGAATCTTAATTCATTAATTCCGTTTTTAGTATTTTTTGGATCTACAACTATATGATAGTATAGTCTTCCATCAACATACCATGTACGAAATATATCGTGACCACGTAAATCAAAATCTAATAATTTATAAACTTCTTCGAACTCTTTTCTTATAGCATCTTTAATATTATCTGAAGCTTTTAGATCATCTAAAACTACGTCAACTGAAAGACGTTGATTATCTAATACAATTGATTCATTTACAATATCTTCAATTGCATTATCAGCATCTGGGTAATAAGAAACTTCACGATATCTTTTTATTAAATCGTTTTCGCCCTTAATACTCGCATCTAAATCAAGTGTTAATCCATAATAAGCCGATGCGTCTGCTACCAACGTCGAACCATCTACATTAGATGGTGTGACTACCGAACTAATTTCTTTTTTCGGTGTTTTTCGTTTAATCTCAAATCCAAATATTTCTGCCATAATCTATTTCCGAGTCCCTCGTCGAAACTCTGTTATATTATATTTTAATTGGGAATGATCCAATTGGTGTATCAATTGAAATATTCACTCCTACACCATCACGTGTAGCTGTATCACTATCAAAGTAGTTGTATTGAAATTCAACATCAAACGTTTCAACTGCATTTGCTGTATCATAGTCTAATTGAACTACACCAATCGAAATTGGATAAGCATCAACAAAACGATATGACTTAACAATCGCACCTGAACGATCTAATTGTCTTACTACTAAATCCGTTTGATAATCTCTTGGATTTACACGACCATTAGTTGTTTGATAATTTTGAATACCATTTGACCAACGTTCCATCGCATTTCTTACATTGAAATTTGTATCATTGTAAACTGTGACAGTCCATGGAGCAAATGTTCTTTCTCCTGCAAAATTAACAGCACGACCACGATATTGAACTGGAATGTTCTCTATTGTGCTTGCTGGTAATTGTGCTGCTTTACATAAAAATTGTGCTTGTGCACTTGCCAAAATCCCTGCAACAACGTAGCTAGGGAAAATTAACTCAACACGAAATTGATTGGGACGTGCTCCGCCACCAGTCATTTGTGCTTTAAAATCTGCTATATCAGCCATTTAAGTTTCTCCTTTAATTATTAGCCACCGATTTCACTAAAATTAACACTTGATCTTGCTGCAACAAATGTTAGATTAATGAAGTTGATTGAGCGATTAGGTTTAATGAAAATGCTTGCTACAAATTCATTTTTATCGATTACTTCACCTGTATTATTAGTTTCATCACACACAACTCTAAAATCAGTAATACCACGACGACCTTGTACGTCTCTTAAGAATGGTTCTATTTGATTTTTGAATTGAGCACGAGTGAAAGCATCATTGAACTCAAACAATTGTGCTTTCGCAGCAATTGAAATCGCTTTTTCTAATACAATGAATAATCTTCGTACATTTATTCTGTCGAAAGCACTTGGTGCTGACAGTAATGTTTTATCTCCAAATAATTGTGTTCCTTCTCCAGGAAACGTCACAACTGGATTTACACCTTTTTGATAAAGTGAATCTCTTTGTGTTCTATTTGGATTAAATGCTAGTTTAACAACATTTTTAATTTGACCACGATTTGCACCTGCTGGTGAATACCATGGATCTTGAGCATAATCTGTTCTTGCGGCAAGACCTGCTATATCACCATTTAATGGGACATAACGATACTTGTCATTATAACGATCATACTGAAATTTATAACCAGAATCTAATATAGCATAAGAAGAACTTGGAAGTGCTGTTCTATATGTTATAATATCTGCCACTGGAGTTGCTGAAGAATCAGAAATATAAGAACCACCTGCTGCTTCTGGAGAGATAAAAGCCACTGCGTCTTTTCTTACTTCTACAACGTTGTTAATTACATAAGTTGCTGTTGCTGCTGTCGCTTTTCCTAAAAGGACTAACGATATGTCAAGCTGATCGTTTGCAAACAAAGCATAACCTGTTTGAATGTTTCCTGCAGTTATACCTGCATAGTCATCAACACCACCACTTAAAGAAGCAACTAATGCTGCTGTAATATCTTTGTATGGTTGTGCTGCTGGAGCTGTGCCCCAAGCAACTGCACTAGTATTAGTTGAATTATTAACTTCTGCTGATTGAGTTGGATGATCCATCCACCAAATGTATTTTGAATTTGAATTGATTACATCTCTGTAATAATTATTCGAACCATCTGATTTTTTAGCACCTACTGCTTTTGATACGTATTCAAACTTTTCTAAAATTGTACCAGCTGTGCCAGTAAATAATCCATCTTCATCGATTACGATAATATGTAATTCGTCATTTGATGTGTTATTTGATGTTGCCCAAGCTGATGTGTCTGGCGATCTATCAAAGCTAGTTTCATAAGTCCAACCTGTAAAAGTTGACTTATCAGCCATTGATACTTTTAATGAATTGCCCAGTGAACCAGCCCATTTAGCTGCAAATTCACCAACAGTTCCTTGACCACCTGCATATGATGATAAGTATTGTTCTGCGTTTTTAATTTTAACTGCGGTACCAGAAATTCCTGCATTTCTATCAGTTGAACCATTTCCTCTTACTACGAATAAATTATTCGAGTATGATAAAAAGTTAGCTGCAGTAAAAAATGATTCAAAAGTTGAATCATCTGGTTTACCGAATCTCTCTACTAATTCGTTTTCGGATGTAATTTGCACTGGATCTTCGATTGGTCCCCATGCGAATTTACCTACAAATGCACCTGCACTTGTGGCAACATTAGGAACTATACTTGTGAAATCCTTTTCTGTGACAATTACTCCAGGACTTAATTGGAATGCCATTTTGCTCTCTCCTCTTTAATTATTGACACGTTTCTTGACAAACGTGCTATTTCTCTTGTCTATTTAGTTTTTTTAAAAATTCGAAGGGTTTTCTCGGTCATTTCCATCATTTACGAAGCCAAATGGAGTCAACTCTTCTTCAATCTCTTGTATTTGTTTTTTATATAGCTCTTTTCTTATATTTACGTCTGTTATTTCTCTAAAATATACGTCAGCTGTAAGCCAAGCAAAGAGTACACACGTCATCACTAAATCATCAGTATAACCATCGTCAGCTGAAAAATAACCATTTTTGCTGATAAATGTAGTTAATTCGCTAATAATAGTTGAATCAAATATTAATAAACTATTATTCTCAATTAAATTCTTTAATATGCTACAACCTTTTCTTTTTACAGAAACATCAGTTGTGACACCTAGTGCACTTGATTTATCACCAAAGCCACCAGTAATTCTTTGTCCCTCGTTTTTAACTCTTGCAACAAAGATAATATTCTCGTATTCTAATTCATTATGTAATATATAGGGAACTGTTTCACCACTATTAATTTCAATCAGTACGAAAGCTTTATTATAATCTCTTCCAATTTTATCTATAATACTTGGAACGAGTAATATGCTAATTGTATTCGAACGATATTTACCTACAACTTTATAAGGCATTTCTGTTATATCAAAAATGCTTAATGCTGTATAATCTCTTCCTGTTCCTTTACTCAAATCAACTACAATTACATACTTATGATTTGGTTCAGGCTTTTCTAATATATCTAAACCATCTTTAGAATATATAAATGGTTTAGGAGATAAATTTCTTAAAGTTTCACCACTAATAAGTGTAAGTGAACTTCCTAAAAATTCACAAAGTATTTCTTGATTAAATTTTACATCACCAAGTAATTTTCTTTGTGCTTCAGCCCAAGCTTTATCGCGTCCTGGAATTTTATCGTAAGAAATAAAAAGATTTTTAAATCCATTTTTATTATTTACAGCATCATTCCAAAATTTCCAAAAGTGATTATATCCTAATGGAGTGGAACTTAATAATATTTTTGTAGTTTCTCCTGCCATAATAGTAGGATAAACTGAAGTAAAAAATTCTTCTGCGATTTGATTTGGTATAATTGCAGCTTCATCAATATATAACCAATTAACTGACTTACCACGTATCGCACTTGGTGTTGTAGCAGAAGTAAATACTTTGCTACCATTTTCTAATTCTACATCTCCTTTATTCCATGTCACAACACCTTGTTGCAACCATAAAGGTAAATTTTCATACATTAATTGATAACGATCTAAAACTTCTCTTGCGGTACTTCCTTTATTTGCTAATATACCAACAGTGACGTTATCATTAAACAATGTATAATGTACAATACATGCAGCAGAAGTAATAGTTTTTCCTTGCTGTCTTCCTTCCATTAAGATCACTTTACGATTATTCATGATTGTCTTTACTTTTTCTTTTTGACAATCATATAAAGCGAAAGGAATTAATCCTAAATCTAATGAAACTATTTTACAATAATTTTCTATAAAGTAAATTGGGTCTTCTTTACATTTAAGAAATTCTTGTACTTCTTGTTTTGTAAATTTTACTTTTACACCAACAGCTTTAAGTGCTGTATTTGCATTATAAAAATTTGTAGGCATAAGCCCTATCCACCTTTATTATATAACTACTATGTTTCCTAACATATTCGCAGGCTCAGTTTGACTACGATATTTAAATGTGTTTCCTGTAGCAGCAGACATTGGTATTGTAAATGTAATCGTTTGGTTTTGATCTGCTATATTAGCAGATGCTCCTTGCGATGAAATATAATCAGCTGCAGGAGAAGCATTTGACGTATCAAGTATTTCTAAAATTTGTCCTGAACGTGTATTTGTAAATCTTATTGTTTCACCTCTTTGAGCAATAATATCTGGGTCATTTGTTCCAGCTGTAGGCAATCCTGGACCAGTCACTAGATAATTAGAAGATGTAGCACCACCAAAAGAATATGTTCTACGTGTAATAATTGCACCAGTTGCACCATCTACTGAAGTAATTGCTGCATCTAAAGTAATAGATGAAGCAGTTGGATTTGATATTGCCATACCAGTACCAGCAATAATTGCGATATCAGATAATGAAGAATTTGATCCTGTTAAACGAATTGTTCTTTGACCTGCTTGAATAGCTTCAGCACTTAAAGAAAAAGTGATAGGTGTTGCATTATTATTCGTAAGAGTGATTGTACTTGCATCAGTACGAGTAATTGTAAGTCCAGCATTTGCTGTTAAAATTGATACATCATCAGTTGTAGAATCTGATCCTGTTAATCTTACTTTTGCACCACTTGCTACTGTTTCAGCACTAATAGCATAAGTAGTATTTGTATCTATATCTGAGTTTGGTACGAAATTAGTTCCATCAAATTTAAGTGTTGCGCCATTTGAAATTGCTGATGATGGAATTGCAATACGTACAGTGCTTCCACCTAGTCCGTTATACAATTCGTCAAAGTTAGAATTGATTTTTACACCACCATCACGTAAAGTATTACCTGTTCCGTCATTCGGCGATGATCCAACTCCAATTATTTGTTTTGCCATATTTGTTTCCTATTATGTTATATCGTATTCGGAAGTTTTAAATATATCTTCCCATGTTTCACTCGTAATTCCACCTGTATTTAGGTTAGCTATTATCGTGTTTTGTCTATCTGGATTGCCAATATCAACAATCGTTTTAGATATAATTTTACCATCTGGGTTTGCATATCCAAAAAGATTAAGTTTTAATTGAAAACCTAATGTCCATGTCACAAACCTACGTGTCTCAAAAGTACCATCATATTCGTCTACAAATGTCACACTATTTAAAATAATAGGAACATCAGTGACAATATCAAGAGGTGTTTTCATCGATTGAATACTCATCGTGAATTCAGGTGTAAAATAAGGTAGAATTTGTTCTACTATTTGTAAACCATCCTCTGTATTTTTAGATATACAATATAAACTTATATCTAAATTATATGGTACAGGAGCGAAGACTCTATTTGCTGTATTTACTCCAGCTCCAACTGCTTTATTCTTTTCTATAGATGCCATACGTGAAACTTTTCTCGTTGCATCTAAATTTAACCCAGTCATTTCAAAAGAAAGACGAGGTAAAGTAGTCATTAATTGATTCTCCAAAGTAGGATCTTGTTCTATACGTTGTATCCACTTTTCTTTCGGAGCATAAGCAATTGGAATTAATAAAGTTTGTTCTACTGTTCCGTTTGCTTTTTTTCTTTCAATTTTAAGATCTGAAAATATTTTTGCAAATCCTATAATACAATTTCTTATTGTTTCGTGATAATATGGTGGTTTATTTAACATGATTAAAATTCTCCAAATGGATTATTTTCAGACCATGCCACTTTATTATTGTTTGGGTCTCTTTCAACTTTAACCGAAACGTTATCACCAAAGCCACCTTGTTTATCAATATTCATATTTAAAGTACAAGTAGCAACAGCTTGAGTTCCTCCAGCTGCTGGTGCACTTATTGTAATTGTAGGTACACTCTTAAATCCATTTCCTACATTCGTAATCGTAGCACTATTTATTTTACCATTTAATATAGTACAAGTAGCTGTAGCATTTGTAAGTGGAGTTCCACCAGTAAATGTTAATGTTGGTGCTGATACATAACCTGCACCAAGATTTGTAAATGTAATACTATTTACATACATTACTTCATTACGTGTAGGATCAGTATTGAATGTTTTTAATGGTTCAAATACATCAATCTCAGGTACACCTGTATCAATTTTTTCAGAAGAATATTGAAACAATTCAACTTGTAATTTATAAGTGTAAAGTTTTCCTAATTGATAAAAAGGATCTTTATCTTTTACAAATCTTATTTCAAATAAACTTTTAGTTAAAGGAAAATAAATTAAATCTCCTTCAACTGGACGATTTGTTAATATGGTATTTCCATATTGACCTACTAATTGATTCCATCTTCTTCTTGCTACAACTAATGTAGCTGATGATTCAATCATTAAACCAAATTTACTTACGAAAGCACCTGCTCCATCATAATCTTTTACATTTTCAAAATACATTTCAACAGGATATGCATGATTAAATGTACTTAATGTATCTTCACCTAAAATCTGATCTTTATTTACATATTTTCTTGGTATGTAATAAACTGTTTGAGCATAAATTCCTAAAGATTCTATAATTAAATCTTCTATTAGGTTTTGCTCATTAGCAGTTCCTTGTGTAAAATAAACATTTCTAGACATTTGTTTATCCTACTGAAAATTCTAATGGTGCATTCTTTCCAACTAATATGTCTTCTAATTCTTTAATTTCTTCTTTTGCTTCAGCATATAGTTTATCACCATCAAGTGTCACACCTCCAGGAAGTTCTAATCCTGAAAATTTCTTTAAATTAGTTCCCCATTGTGCTTTAAAAAGAGCAGTGGTATAAGATTTTAACCATGGCTCATTATACATTTTAGTAAATGAAGCAGGATCTATTGCTTTATATCCATCGTATATAATATAGTCACCTGCTTTTACTGCAGTTCCCCATTTAATATCTATATTTAATCTGTTAGTTAAACGATTAAAACGAAACATAGGTTGACCATTTAATATTGTATCAAGTAATTGTAAATGGTTCATTACTGTTGTATAATAAACAACTGAAGTAGATGTTAAATCATACAAATCATTTAATCTTAATTGATATTGTAAATCAAATATATTTTTACTAGTTGATGAACCTGCATATATTGGAAATACTTTATTTACACCATAAACTATATCAGCAACAGGAATATATTTGTCACTAATATTTTGATTTGTGACTAAATGTGAAACATAAGTACGTTCAGAACCATCCCAATGATTTATATTGAAATATTCTAATGCTTCATCAAGACGATCTTCTAATTGACCATCATCAACGTTAATTTCTACAACTGGTGCACCAAGCTTCCTTAGTGCGTAATCTTTAAGTCCTTCTCTTGTAGAGACAGGCATAATTAACCTCCAAGGGCAATAGCTAATGCTGCAGCAGTGCCAGTAGTCGGAGCAACTCCATTAGTTGCAGTTGCAACTTTAACATTACTTCCTCCAGGATATCCTCCTGCTGAGTTTGTGTTAAATTGTAAATAACCATCTGCATGCATCGTCACTTTTGTAGTTCCCATAAAAAATGAAGATGAAGATAAATATAAATCTCTAAATTTAGCAGCTGATGATCCTAAATCCATTGTGCCATCAGCTGATGGTATAATTGAATTTCCTACAAGAATTGTTCCAGTTCCTTTTGGTGTAATTGCAATACCAATATTTGTATCAGTACCTGTAGCAGAAATAGTAGGACGACCAGTTGTAGCAGCATTTGCCAGTGTTAATTCATTTACTGCTGAAGCTGTTGCTGTTAATAAAAGTAATTCATTACCATTTGTATCTAAAACACTAGTTCCAATTTTAGGAGATGTTAATGTTTTATTCGTTAATGTATCTGTAGTTGCTCTACCAACTAAAGTATCTGTAGAAGTAGGTAATGTTAATGTTCCAGTATTTGTAATAGTAGATATTACTGGAGATGTTAATGTTTTATTTGTTAATGTTTCAGAACCAGTTAATGAAACAAAATCATCACCAGATAATGCTGTATTAAATTCAGCTAATGTGCCAGTGATTGTATTAGTAGTTAAACTTATTGATTTATTCGTTAATGTATCTGTTGTTGCTCTACCAACTAATGTATCAGTTGCAGCTGGAAGTGTTAAAGTTGTGCTTCCTGCAGTAGCAGTTGCATTAAGTATAGTATTGCCAGATGTTGATCCATTTAAAGTTAATCTATCAGCATTAATATACTGACTATATTCAATCGCATTTAATGATGTGCCACCGAATGTAGAGTTTGTTTTATCATAAACAGAATGAAGAATAGAATAATATCCACCAAAACTATTTCTTGATACATTTGTTAAATCAGGTATTAATGTTTGGCAATTATTTACTGTTAAAAATGATCCAGCACTTTGCGTTATGGCATTGGAAGTATTAGTAGCAGAGTAGATAACTGTATCAGCAAGTTGTAGTGTTCCTGCTGTTAAAGTCACTGGACCCATTGTAATTACTGATTTAGCTAAAACTCCAGCAGAAGAATTATTTACAGTAAGAGAACCAAAATTACCACCAGCCAGCACAACTGAACCAGCACCAGTAATACTTAATGTAGATGAAGATAAATCGCATCCTCTAAAATTTGCATATGCTGAAGATGTTTTTGTAGTTGCTGTTGTCACTGTACAATTAATAATATCAACTGAACCAGTTGCTGAAGTTGCTGAAATAACAAGATTTGTCATCTTCAGTCCATTAACAGTACAACCTTTTGAGATAGTTAATGTGCCAGAAAGAGATGTATTTTTACCTATTGACTCGTGTGTAGTTAAAACAATATATTGAGTATCAAGTGTGACATTTTCTACATACTCTCCTGGATGTAGAATGATTGTTTTTCTTTCACCAATACCAGTTGTTTCGAAAGCAAGTGCAACCAATTCTAATGCTTTAGCAATAGTTTTAACTGGATCACCAATAGTTCCATTACCTGTATTATCTAAAGCGACTGGACTAACGTGAATTTCTGAACCATATCCTGTAATGTATGGACTTACAGCATCTAGTTTATTACTATATGTAATTACTCCAGTTCCTTCGTTATATTGTAAAACTCGTTTAGTTGCATATGCACTTGTACCACCACTTTGAGCAAGAGTAAAAGTTTTATTTGATAATGTATCTGTTGTTGCTCTACCAACTAATGTATCAGTTGCATCTGGAAGAGAAAGTGTTCTGTCTGCTGTTGGGTCAACAGTTGTTAAAGTTGTCTCAAAAGAATCAGCAGTTGCACCCTCAAATACGAAAGCATTTTGAATATTAACTGTTGTTGAGTCTACTGTAGTTGTTGTACCAGTGACAGTAAGATTACCTGCAATCGTTAAATTATTATTTACTGTTGTTGTTCCAGTATTAGCACCGACACTTACAGTTGTGGCAGCACCACCTACGTTTAGAGTAGTTGCTGTTGTATTTAATAAATTGAATGTAGTTTGGTTAGTAGTTAAATCACCACCTTTTACTTGAACATCACCATCAACTGTTAAATCTGCTTTAACAGTAGTGGTTCCAGTTGCAGCACCAATTGCAGTTGCAGTAGATGCTCCACCAATATTTAAAGTAGTTGCTGTAGCATTTACTAAATTGAAAGTTGTTTGAGAAGTTGTTAGATCGCCACCATTGATAGCTACATCACCACCGATTGTAGCATCACTTGTTGTAGTTAATAAAACTGATCTAACGTCTGACCATTTTTTAGATGAACTACCTAATGCGTATGTGTTATCAGTGTTTGGTAATATATTTGAATTTACATCAGCACCAAATACAACGTTATCAGTGTCAGCATCACCCATAGTGATTGTGCCACCATTAAATGTAGTTGTACCAGTGACAGTTAAATTGCCACCTACAGATACGTCACCTGATGTGTTTAAAGAAGTTATTGTTGGAGTTGCTGAAGCGAATATGTTTGACATATCAGCACGAAGTAATTCAAGACCACCTGCTGTTGATCCGTCATGTACGACTGCTGTTTTCTTTGTAGTATTAATTGTGACTTCACCAACCACACCTGTAAATGTGCTATGTTGATTTGTCGTTCCTCTTCGTAATTGTAATTGTGTTGGCATTTTATACTAGTCCTTCGTTATCAATAAGTCTTAATCCCTCTGTTGCTTGATTGTCATAAGTGAATAAAAGCACTTGACCAAAAGCATCAGTTGCTGGGTCTGTAATATTACCATAATCAGCTAAAGGAAATGCACCAAATTTAATTGCAAATGCTAATTGATTAAATAAATCGTCATCTTGTCCTTCTTGACCACCTACTACATCAGCACTAAAATATGCTATTTGATTTGCAGCATTTTTATAATACAATCTTCCGTCTGCGTAATTTAACGCAACTTCTTTGTAGCTTAAATCATTAACTGATGGCGCAAGATTCGGTGTTGCTGAACCTTTTAATTTAATAATTGTCGCCATCAGTTAGTTTCCTTATTTTTTCTTTTTATTTTTTTCTTTTAAACTTTTAATCTTCATCTTCCTCAGAGCTATCAGAGTCCGAATCTTCATCCCAGTCGGTATCTTCTTCTGAGTCATCTTCGTCTCCTTCGCATTCGTGATTTTCAAGTTCTTCAACTTTATCACGAAGAGTCATCAAATCTTCTTCTATTCTATCAATAATATCTGAAACAGTTTCTTGTTTCTTCTTAGCCATACTTGTCTCCTATTTGTTAGTAGATTATATAATCTAAGATATTATATCAATTATGCGTATGTTCCTCCGTCCACATCACCATACACTAAAGTCGTTCCATTTGATTGTAATACTTTTCCAACTGTACCAATTGATAATTTATTTAATGCATTTGCTGCAGCACCAACTAATAAATCACCAATCGAATATGATGTATTTCCTGTACCACCATAAATTGTAGCAATTGTTGTACCTTGCCATGCACCAGTAGAAATTGTTCCTAATGTTGTAATTGTATTTTGTCCAACATATGTTCCAGAAATATCTATAGAGTCATTATTAACTGTAATTCTATCAGCAGTTCCACCTATGTTAAGAACACCAGATGAGAAAGTTAAACCACTTCCAGCAGTTGTTGACTTTAATCCTAATTCGTCAGATACAACTTCAAGACCACCATTTGTTTGTAAAACGATATCAATTGTATTTCCTGTAAATGCTAATCCAGAACCAGCAATATAAGTTCCTGCTCCTGAAAACTGTTCGAATACAACAGCTGTTGTACCAACAGTAATAGATTTAGATGTATTTACCCAACCAGTTTTTCCATTTACTGTACCATTTGATACGAATAAAAAGTCACCAGATGCAATTTCAGCCACTGTGTTAAAGTCAGCAGCACGTGTAAACACTGTTGAAGATGTACGAATATAGATACCATTATGACCAGTGTTTGCTTGGTTTTTAATTAATATACGATCACCATTTACTAATGAATAACCATCTAATGTATTAATTGGTGTATCTGTAGTTAATGTAGCACCTACTCCACTTGTACCATTGTCGTAAGTCACAGATCCAGTAATTGCTGCTGTAGTTGCAGCTTGTACTGAAGCATGAATATGTAATCCTTCAGCAACAGCATCAACATATGCTTTGTTCGCAGCATCGTTAGGATCAACTGGAGTCGCAACGTCTTTAATTAAAGCATTGCTTACAGAAACGTGTCCTGTTCCGTTTGGATCAAGTGTAATACCACCATTAGTGTCTGTTGAAATAATTGAATTACCATTAAATTGTAAATTGTCTACATCTAATTGTTGTAATCCAGCTAATGTATTTGTAGTTGAACCATTTGTTAAAGTTGATGTTCCTAGTGTAATATTTTTTGTAGCAACTGCACCAGATGTGACAGTAAAGTTAGCAGTTTCAAAAGATGCGATACCTTTATTACTTGTCGTTGCATCTTCTCCTGCAATTGTTAATACGTTATTTGTGACAGTAGTATCGATTCCTTCACCACCAGTAAATGTCAGTGTATCTGTTAAATGAGCAATCGCATCTGTTCCTGTATCACCTGCGATGTTTAATGTAGTTGCAATGTTTTCTGTACCAGCAGCAGTTAATTGTCCTTGTGCATTTACTGTAAATGTAGGAATTGCTGTAGTTGAACCATAAGAACCAGCAGTGACAGCTGTATTTGTAATATTAACTGTTGAAGTATTTCCACCATCATTATTTGTGACAGTGATACCAGTTCCTGAAGTGACTGCGCCACCAACTGTATCATAAATGAATTCAGCAAGAGTGTCAGATGTACCATTAATGTATGGATTATTTAAAACTAATTTACCAGTACCATCTGGTGCTAAAGTTATATTACCATTTACACCATCTTCAATTGTAATAGAACCTGTAGTTGTACCAGAATTTGTATTAAGAATTAAATCACCTGTTCCATTTGTAGTTAGAGTAGCATTCGCATTACTATCTCCAATTCTTACTGTGTCTGAATCTAATTGAATATCACCTGTTCCATTCGGAGCAAGTATAATATTTCCATTTGAATTTGTAGATGATAATGTATTTGTATCTAATCTTAAATTATCAATGTTAATAACACCACCAACATTTAAATTTTCAGCAATACCAACACCACCATCAACAACTAATGCTCCAGTTGTAGTTGATGTTGAAGTTGTTAATGCATTAATATTTGTTGTTAAAATTGTAGATGCGACATCTAAACTGTCAGTGTCAAGAGACATTGCCTCAACACCATTTGTGACAAATGAAAGTGTATCATTTGAAGCTCCTGGAGAACTCTCAGCTGTAATATATGTCAAACCATCAACTGATTTAACACCACCAAGTGATCCCCAAGTTGATCCTGTATATCCTTCGAAAGAAGATGTGTCTGTGTTATAACGAATAGCACCTTGTACTGATGGTGCTCTTTGAGCTGTAGTACCAACTGGAATTACAACTCCATTTGTACCAACAATAGATACATAACCAGTTCCATTCGGATCAAGTACAATATTCCCATTGGCATCTGTAGAAGTTATTGTATTTCCGTCTAGATCTAGATTATCTACTTTTAAATTATTAAGTTTGCTATTTGCATCTGCAATTAATGCAGAAGATGCAGTTAATTCACCACGAGTATGGTCTAATAAATCTGTAAAATACTTTCCACCTATAACTAAGTGACTCGCAGCATTTCCGTTTGTTTCTGTACCAAGTCCTAAGTAGAGACGATCACCACCATTGGAGTCGTTATTACCAAGACCTGAATATGCAAGTTCTCCTGCTGCAAGTGTTGCGGGATTACCTGCTGTCGTTGAACGTTTAATTCTTATAATTGATGCCATTTTTTTCTCCTATTAAAATTCGCCACTATCTACTGTTTGTAGATTTAATGTTTTAGTTGCTGTCCATTTCGAAGTATTTGTTTTATAAACTAATAATGAACCATTATTTAATCCCTCTGATACTATATCAACTTGCACGTTTTCAGAAAGTGGCACCACAGCACCACTCGCTCCTTGAATTCCAACTGTTGTAATCGTTGAACCACCACCAGCTGTTGTAGTTGAAGATGTCAGAGTAGTATTACTCGGACTAATCGTACTACCTTGTGAGTCTACACTTACTGTTAATGTTTCAGCCATTTATCTTGTGACCTCTGGTGTTATTGTTATAATTCCTTCAACTAATCTACTTCTTGCGCTGAATGAATCTATTAATTCAACATCATATACATATCTTCCAGCTTTCATCGCTGTTGAAGTTGCATGTCCTAAAGCAAGTTTAATTTTACCACTTGAATTTGGAGCAATAAATGTAGTAGTTATAGCAGTATATGTCGTTGAGCCATAACCTTTACGCATTTGCCCAGAAACTGTACAACCTGTAAAATCTCTTGGTGTTCCATCAGTATTATTAAATGTTAAAATAGCAGACCAATCTGATCCTTGATCTATAAAAAAATCTGTTATTTGTGCCATTTCTTATACCTATTTATTAAAATTTAAAACTAAAAAGCATCAATTTTATATTCAAACCATCCAAAATCAATACCATTAATCGTACCAACATAGACAAACCAACGTGTTTTTCTATCATTTGATGTAAATGATGACGATCCTGTCATAGTAATAGTTGCAGTAGCACTATTTTGTGTGACAATAGTACCTTGTCCTGTTGAAAGATTTTGTGAATTTGTATTGATAGTCACAGTAATCGAACCAGTTCCAGTTCCTGCTGGTCTATTAAACCAAAACATATCTCCGATTGCAGGAGAAGCTGGTAATGTTATACTGTAAGAAACATCATTCCCTAAAATGAAAAATTTACCAACACCATAAGTAAGTGTCGTTGAACCAGCTATTGGAACTACAACATCACTAGGAAATTTACCTCTTAGTGTAGATGAAAGTTTGTCAGCACTGATTGAATTGTCAGGGATTGTATTTTGAAGATATTGTGTTGAAAGATAAATTGCGAATAGACTAACACCTGCTAAAATAGGAGCACCTGCTATTGAAATAGAAGTACCCCCATTTATAATTGTGTAATCTGTACTTGGTTTTTGAATTAAACCATTCTTAATTAAAAGAATGCTTCCTGCTGAACCAATTGGAAAATCTAAAGCAAATGTTGTCGAACTTCCATTCGGAGCGAACACCTGCATTTCAGAATTACCATGTATTGGATCTCTACCCAAGTAAGCCATAGGATTATTTCTTTCCTTTTAAGCTTGAGATTCAGACCAAGATAATTTTCCGTTTACTTGTAGTGGCGCAGCTTGAGTAATCGTTGAAGTATCCGTAGGTTGAATCGCAATAGTTAATAAGTCAGGACCATTAGGATAAACCGAATCACCACCCAAAATCGAATTACCCATATCAATCAAACCACTTAAATTAAACGTAGTTGTACCAACAGAAGCTTGAGATGAGAAAATAACAGTTCCATCTCTAATGATGTCACCTGTATCGTGTGATATCGAATTAGATAATGATGGAGCCTGAACTTTTTCAAAAGTCAATTTAGATGGGTTTCCATTTAGAATGAAAAACACATTCACTGATTTATTCGTAGTGATTGCACCTGAGTCTAATTTCATTTGCATACGATTTATAATTTCTCTTTCACCTACTGCACCAGTTATACCAGAGTCAACTGCAGGTGCTAAACGAATCGAAATAAGAGGAATAGGACGTGTTAAGTCAACTGCTCCATTACCGAATGCGTTTTCACCAAGTGTAAATGTTGTAGAAGTTGGTATTTCTGTATTGTTTGGAACTGATGTTGTTGCAGGGAAAGAAGTAAATATACGTGAACTTGCTCCAGCTTTTTGAACCTGAGACACATAAGTACCATCTGGTATATTACCAGTCGCATCTTTAACTAATTGACCCACAATCGCTTTATCAGCATCTGCTCCACTACACTGGAAAGAGTACACAAACACACGACGTGAGTTTAATGTAATTTCAGTGAATTGACTTGCTGCTGTTGATGTCACAGTTTGAGTTAAACCAAGTGCGAACACGAAAGGTTTTGACTGAGCTGTAAATAAGTAAGCATCGTCATCATCAAACGTACCATCCATAATTACAGATGTACCAAAGTGGAATAATGTTGGAGCTGAAGTTGGAGACGCTCCGTTTTCAATTTCATATCTCGCAGGTAAGTTTCCTGAACGTAAATATGATTCATTTAATTTGTTATTGTGTATAAATTCATGGTGGTAATGAATATGACCTTTGGCGTCTTTTGTACCAAATCTTATTTTACCAGCACCATACCAAGAATAGTCAGCATAACACATTTGAATTTTATGTATATCTAGTACATATCCATTCGGACCAGATCCATCACATGGATCGATGTTCCAATTAGCTTGTTCTACACGAACATCTTCACGAATTGTTGCTTTAATTCCAGTCGCTGTAATTCCACGATAAGGAGGTTGAACTACTAAACGAGAATCAGAATCAATCGCGATAACACGATACATTTGACCTCGTATTTGTATATAACTTCCAACAACTAATTGTGTTTGGAATGAAGTATCAGTTCCAGTTATCACTTGAGAGTTTTTAGTCGCATCAACTTGTCCTGATAATTGCAGTGTACAAGATCTTCTTACAGCATATAATTTTTGACCATCATATTCGAAGAAGAAACCATTTGCA